TCTTACAATCTGGTGTGTCATTGCTCTTGGCACTCCTGTAATCTTGAAGTTGAATACTGCTCCTTCCAATGCTACTGATATTGGTCTTTTAGTTAGCATAAACATCAATGTCTTCTCTTGCTTCTCAAAGTCCCAGTCCATCATTTTACTTACTGGAATTTGTGGAGTTGTATCCCATGTGCAAAGACTGTTATACAGTGCTGCTTTCACCCAATGCTTGTAATCACTACCAGCCATCAATTCAACTTTAATTGTCTCATAACCTGCAACTTGTTGCTCTGGCTCTTCAAAGTTGTGTCCTACTGGTGCTCCCAAGAACTCAATCTCTTCATCTACTATATACTTTTCATTTGCTTCTTTTACACTCATTTGTTTTCACTTATAAATACCATCAATTTTAATACAGGTATCATTTTCTTTTCATCAATTCTTTTTCTAGGATGATGATAGTGGCATAGTGTTATACCATTGTTAATATCATATCTAAGTTCTGGATATTCACTCCAACTTAATATATGATGTGCTTCCAAGCGACCCTTGCAAGCTTTATTTTTAATCGCACAAGTCCATTTGTCTCTCTTTTTAACTGCAAGCATCCAATCGTGTCCAAGTAAATCATAACCTCTATTTACTCCAACTCTGCTTCTTTCTTTTTCATATCTGTAATGATTGCTTCCTCTTGGAATATTTCTTGATATATTTTTTCTGTGATTTTCAGACTTTTTAACTCCTTTCATAGTTCTGCTTATTCTTGTTCTTGAAACTTTTGACATAGATCCAATTTTATTATTTTTGTTCCAAGGTGTTTTTCCTTTAGCAGATCTTGAAAGAATCTTTCTGTGAAATTCTGTTCTTTTGTATACTCCTTTTGGCATCAATCTTTTATTTTTAATAATTCCTCTATCTGGTCTTCAACATTACCAGATTCAATCAACTGCACAGCCATGATTGCATAATTTGCAATATCTTTGAATGTATCAATCAATGGTTCATTTGCAGGTATTTTTCCTTTCTTTGTAAGATTTGTCATTCTAATAAACTTACTTTTCAATTGCCAAACAACTCCTTCCAATCCCCAAACTTTCCAAGAATATCCATAGTCTTCTGACTTCTTCAATCTCAGTTCTTTGATTGACTCTATAATGTCTATAAACTTTTGTTTTTCTTCTTCATTCATGTTATTTTGCCAATAAGTTAGTAATGTTCACATTCTCATTAATTAAGTGTTCTACGACCATTTTAGCTTGATTGATGGTGCTATCTACAAGCAATTTCCTGTTCCAAAGACCAAATCTTCCAATCTGATACACTGAATTCTTCTTTAACTCATCCACCAATTTCATTCTATCATCAATACTTATACTCATAACCTTGCCTGTGCTCCAGCTATAATACTGTGGATCTTCATCACAGAGATGGAACATTTCAAGAATTTCTCTGACATAATATTGCTCACCTTTTCTCAATTCTCTTATACTTTCAACAGAACAAATTCCATTCAATATAGATGCTCTATAAATTGGAGTATTGTTGTTTGGAATGTAAAGATTTATCATCCAATTTGGAACAATCTTTTCAACTTTGAAATTTGTTATGTATACAGGATTGCAATTCAACTTAAGATTTTCAATATATTCATTCTTTAAGAACTTTCTTACTTTGTCCAATGGAAGAGTAGATATTAAATTATCATACTTAACACTATATACTGTTCCTTTGTTATCAAAGTATGCAATTTTGTTTTCAATATCAATGTTTGTCAACCAATATCCAAATAAGAAATTCTCTTCTCCTGAAAACTTATACATGCTTTCAACCAATCCATTGAGAGAGTTGTCCTCTGGCATATAAACCTTTGTGTGTTTGCCAATATCCATGATTGAAGAAGGATGCTGTATTTCTCTAACTTTTTCAGAATACTTCAAAGAAAATTCCAAATTTGGCTCATGATATATCTTTTCTTCATATAGAATTCCATCTGTCAGAGTTATGCTCTTTATATTTGCATTGAATGGCAACTCAGGTATGCTATGAAGATAATGAACACCATTGTGCATATTTAATGGCAATGATTCACTTCCTTCTGCAACCAAGAATTCAATTCCATTCTTTTTCAACCAACATGCTGCTCCAAGACCTCCTGCACCAGCACCAAGAACTAATGTGTTTACTTTATCTTTCATTTTTGATATCTTCTTTTCTTAATGTTGGTCCGACCTGTCCATGATATTTTGCATCTGGTTTTTCAGCATAAGATATTTCTACTGAAGATGATGTTCTCATGAATACCAATTGACAAACTCTGTCATGCTTCTTTAATGTTATTGGATGTCTCTTGAAATTTGTCACTTCAAGAGTAATATTTCCTTCAAATCCAGGATCCACAAATCCAGCTAAATGGACATTAAGTCCTTCTCTTGCCCAAGAACTTCTTCCTTGCACAAATGCTGCCATGCTTCTTCCTAATCTTATCTTTTCTACAGTTGATAGAATGTAGAACTCTCCTGGATGAATAACTAGCTCATCCCAATCATTATATTCCTTGAATGTTCCATCTTCTGTTTCAATCTTTGCTTTATTGTCCAAGTGTAAATCAACAGAACTTGGTCCAATATATATTTCACACTCACCAGTGTCTATGTCTATTTCTCTTTCAAATTCTGCTCTATTCAGAATGTCTCTTATATCTCTATCACTTAACATCATATATTTTTTGTTTTTTAATTTCTAATAATGCACTGTGATAATACTTTTTATCTTTGTGCTCCTCACAGAACTCTTCAAAACTGTGGTTGATTGCATAATTCAGCATTTCTCTTAAAACTGTCTTTCTTCTTTCATAGCGAGGATCGTATTTAACTCCAAAGAACTCCCAGATCCATTGTCTGACTCTTTCTTGTGTAACTCCAAAGTGTTCTGCTATCTCTTTTTGTGGAGATAGATTGTTCTTCATTTGGATAAGTCTTCCAAGTCCTCCTTTATCACCATATTTAGTTTCAAATTTCTTACTATTCATTTTGTTTTTCAATTATCTTTTCTTCTACTTCTTTTGCAACTTTTTCATTTTCTTTCAAGAACTCAACTGCAGACTCCAAACCTCTTCCTAACTTCTCTTCACCAAAAGAATAGAATGCTCCTTTTCTGTCAACCAGTCCATACTTTTCTCCAAGAGATATCAATTCTGCTTCTTTAACAATTCCTTGATTGTAAATGATATCAAACTCTGTAACTTTGAAAGGAGATGCGACCTTGTTCTTTACCACTTTGACTCTTGCTCTACTGCCAATTGGTTCATCACCTTTCTTAATTGTTGCAATCTTCTTTATTTCAAGTCTGACAGAAGCATAAAACTTTAATGCCTTGCCACCTGCTGTTGTAGTTGGATCTCCATAGCCACCAATGTTTACTCTTGTTTGATTTATAAAGACCACAAGAGTATTTGAATGTGCTATACTTGCTGTTAGCATTCTCATGGCTTGAGACATTAATCTTGCTTGTGCTCCCATCAATACAGCTCCAATCTCTCCTTCAATTTCTGCTTTAGGAGTCAATGCTGCCACAGAGTCAACCACAATCACATCTATTTGTTTTGTCTTCAAAAGAGAGTCAACAATTCTCAGTGCTTCTTCTCCATTGTTTGGCTGTGATATCAATAATTGGTCTGTCTTAACTCCTAATCTTCCAGCATATATAGGATCCATAGAGTGCTCAGCATCAACAAATGCACAAGTTCCTCCAACTTTCTGTGCTTCAGCTATAACATGTAGAGAAAGAGTTGTCTTGCCAGAAGACTCTGCTCCATAAATTTCTACAATTCTTCCTCTTGGCAAACCACCAATACCCAGAGCATTATTCAATCCAATAGAATGAGTTGAAATAGATTCAACATTTACATTTGGCTTTTCATTGAGCATCATTATGGAGTCTTGTCCATATTTCTCTCTTATGTCTTTGATTGCTTCTGCCAAGCTATTGTCTTCTTTTTTGTTCTTTTCTTTTTTCATAATTTTTTGTGCTTCAAACAAGTGCTAATTGACCATTCAAAACCATTCTTATCTGCCAAATATTTCATCTTATCAATTGCCCAGAAACAATCATCCAAATCTTTCTTTAAAACTGTGTGTAATAACTTTGCTTCTTTTGCTAACTTTCCATATGAATTCTTTCCTGTGTAAAACTCCTTTGGCTTTTTATCCCATCCTCTGAGTGTGAAGTAAAAATTTACTAATTCATGGATAGGATTGATTGCTGCTTTACCATTCTCTGTCAATTTCAATTCATATCCTATAAATGGATTTTTTATTTCATCATTCATCTTCTTCAGGATCCATTAATGCATAATTTGGCTGGTCTCTTTCTGGCTCTATAGGATAACCACTTTCTTCATCCTCATCCTCATCTTCTATCTCGTCTTCAAGATCTTCAATGTCACTTTCATCAAGATCTAATTCTCTTACTTCTTCTTTTGTCATCTTTTTAATATATTAATTGATAATAAATAATCAATGTAATTATCTGGTCCACCATATGGGAATATTGCATCTCTCCAGTGTTTGAATTTCTTTGTATCCAAAACTTCTATTGGAGGAGCATAATTCTCTACCAAATAATCAACACATCTTTCAAGGAAACCAGTGTTCAACTTTTTGCTTGTTGACATTGCTATCCTATGAGTCTTTTGTCCAATGGCTACCAGCTCAGAATTGAATTCAAGTTTTAGCCATTCTCTGGCTTTCTTGACATCATGTGGATCTCTGTGGTCCATTCCTTCTTGATAGAAAGCAATCAGTGGACATAGACTTGCTTCAAACCATTTGCGTTGTCTGGAACTCTCCATCAGAATAAACTTAATTTCAAATGGAGAATTTGGATTGTGTCTCATGTAGTGCTTCAACTTTGCTCTGTAGAAGTCAGAGAACACAAAACCTTTTCCATCTTTAGTTGTTCTACCTTTAAACATATTATTGATTTTCTTCTTTTATATCATCCCAATTCATCTCTTCACTTTCTCCTTCAACTGACATGTCTGCTTTCTCAGGCTGTGTGAATTGTAGTTTTCCAGCATCATCTTCAACCATTTCAGACTTTGGATGAGCCAAGTATGCAATAGTTCTCATTGCTCCAGACACCATTGCTTTTAGTAAGAACACTTTTACTTCTTTACCAATCCAATTCTTTGAATCTTTTCCATAGCAGTCAATAAGATTGTTCAAAGAAGTTGTATTAAGAGAGAATGCTTTCTGTCCATTCCTTGTCTCAATTTTGTGAACAACTGCTTCTGTAATCTTTCCTTTGAATTCCTTGTTCACTTTTATGCCTTCATCTAGGATCTTGATGATATCTCCATCTTTGATATCTGCTTCAAATTTCTTTCCTTCATACTCATAAGCAGTTTTGTTTGCATAACCTGCACCAACTGAAACTTTTTTTTCATGTATCATATTATAAATTCTTTAGTGATAATTTTATCTCTTGCGAGATTGCTAATAATTTTGCTTCTGCATCTTTCACAATTCCAAGTCCAGCTTTGCTCAAACCTTCTGGAGCTGGAATACTCTTTATTTGCTCCGACCATGCAAATAATTTGTCCTTCTCAGGTGCCAATTTCTTTTGTCTTTCTTCTTCTTCTTTTTCTTTCTTTCTGTCTTCTTCTTCTTTTGCTTTGCGAGCATCTTCTTTCTTCTTCTCTTCCAACTCTGCTTCAATCTTTTCTCTTTCTTTTCTTTCTTTGTCTAACTGTGCTTGGTGCTCTTTTTCCTTTATCTCTTCCTCTTCCTTTCTTTTTTTTTCATCTGCTTCTTTCTTTTTATCTTCTGCTTCTTTGTCTTTCTTTAATTTATCATTCTCAATTCTAATTCTTTCATTCTCTTTTCTTTCATCTTCCAATCTCTTTGCTTCTGCTTCTTCTGCTTCTTTTTCAGCTTTCAATTTGTCTTCATTCTCTTTTTGCAGTTTTACATACAATTTGTCAAATATCTCTTCAGACATATCAGCCAAGTTATACATATTTATATCTTCAACCAATGGAGTAATCTTTGTAATTCTGTCATTCAATATCTTCTCTTGCTCAAACTTTCTTTTGTTCTCCAAGAACTTCTCTTGCTCTTCCAAGAATGATTCCACTGGCTCAATAGCATCCTTGATTAAATTGTAAACTCCTTGCACTGCATTGCCATACTTCAAGACATCTTCCTTCAACTCTTTTCTTGTCTTGTCTGCATCTGTTCTTATTTTCTTAAGAGCTAATCTATTTTCTTTTGCTCTAGACATCAATTCAATTTGACTATCATCTGTCACAATAATTGCTTTTGACTCTTCAATCAACTTCTTTGCATCTTCCATTAATGGCAAGAACTTTGACACAATGAAGTCTGCTTGTGGATTGCCAAGACCTGTCTCATTAACTAATTCAACTATTTCTTTGCTTTGTTCCATAATTATAATTCTATTAATGTATCTAATAATATTTCAACCTCTTTTATAAACTTATCTTGTTCACTTTTTGCTTTCAACACATCAACCATCATTTCCTTTCTTGCTACTTTTATTATGTGTAATGAATGAGTAGGAATATCAGGATTGTAGCTAACAAAATAAAGATCCTCCAATTCATTATTCACCACAAAGTATTGAACACACTGCCAATAATACTCATCTGGTATTTTGTTTGTCAACCATACTTTGACATGATTCTTACCTCCTGGACATTTCACCTCAATACCTGCACTATCTCCTATCCAACCATCAGGACTGTTGGCTATCATTGGATTATCATCATTCTGGGAGAAACCTGTCTTATCAACTTTTAGACCTGTTTCTAGCTCAAATTCAGCTATTGCAGTGTCCTCTAGTCTGACTCCTCTGTCCATTGCATTCTCATCTCCATCATCTATGCCAATAGTTAGTCTTTCAGCTATAATTTCATAAATGGCATCTTGTCTTGCTTTTGGAGTTCCCATGATAGACTTCAGCTGAGTTCCTGTTATCTTTCCTTTTCTTATGTGATGCCATTCTGGACTCCTTTGTTCTATATCTTTATTGTTTATCATTTTAGTGTTGTTTTTAATTCTTTCACGACCTTTAATATTTCACCATCATGTCTCTCATCCTCTGATAAAGATATCCAAATCTTCTTCAAATCAACTTTACTCTGTGCAACTTTCAATGCTTCAATTGTCTTCTTTGAGTCATATAATTTACCAATTGGCATTATTACTTCTGCATAATACTTTTTGTGTTCTTCAAGCATCCAATCTCTTATTTCAACTATCTTTTCTTTTGTCTCTTCAGGAGTCTTTGATTCAAACAGAACTCTTGGAGCAGAAAGTAGAGCAATAGCTGAATTAGTAGCATTGAAGAATGCAATACTCAAACCTTTTCTATATTGTGCATCTTTAATTATTTTATCTTCTGTCATAATTTTTATTCATTTGGATTGCCATCCTCATCATACTCAGGACGATCTGTCCAATTATTTAATTCTGATAAATTTTCTTCTTCACTTTTGAATATTGGTTTTGAATTTTTATACATGTTGTCAATTATTTGATTAAACTTTTCTTTTCCCACAAAGAATGTGCATTCATATCCTTTTGTTTGACATCCATATCCAATTTGTTTGCCATTTGATACTTCTGAAATATCATTTCCACACTTTGGACACTTCATGTTTTTCAATCTATTCCAAATCATAAATAATTCAATATCTTAATTTCAAATAATTCAATATATTCATTCTTAACTCTTTGTTTCTCTTCTAGATCTTCAATTGCAAGAGTGGAGGAAACATAGACTTCTGCATTCTGTTCTGCATATTCAGTTATTTGATTCCTAACAAATGATGAAATTCTTTTTGCATTCTCTTTGACATCATCTATCATATGCATTTGTGCTTTTAATTTTTCACTCATTATTTTTTCTTTATTACTTGATAAAATATGTCATTCTCAACCTGAATGACTTTTATTTGAATGCTCATAATTCCATACAATTCATAATTCTTGTCATGTATCTTTGGAAGCTTTTGCAACTTCTTCTTTGGAAATTGCTTCTTCAAATACTCTTCAATTATTTTATTTATTTTGTCCATTTTAATATACCAATAAACTTATAATGTGTCTCAAGAACAGAACAGAAACTACTAACCAAATACTTGTTGCTACTGCAAAACCTCTCCAATAATTATACTTTCTTTCTTTTTCATTCATAGATTTTTAAATAGTTGGAGAGAGAGGACTTTCATCACTCTCTTCCAACGATGATTACTGCTCATAATAACTTCTGTTAGAGTTTTGAATTTCTGCTCTGGTTGAATGTGCATTTAATTCCTCTTGCTTCCAAATTGGATTTTACCAATTCAGCAACAATTGGACTTCTATACTCACCAGCAGAACAACAGAATGCAACTTGCAGATTCTCTTCAGGGAATAACCCATCATATACTGCCAAAAGATCTGAAGTAGAATTGACAAACTTTGCAACTCCTTCTTGCTTCAACATGAAGGCAAGAATTTTCTCTCTTCTGACAATTGGATCTGCTTCATGTCTGATGCTTTCATCTCTCCAAGGATTGATGAAGTAAGACACATCCAGAATTATGTTGGCTTCTGGCTTGCCATACTTGAATCCAAACGACTGTAATGTTATCATAATTTTACTTATTTAAGTAGTGGACAAATCAGTAGAGATAATAATATATAAACCTTTGATTGTTTTATCTCCACTGTTTGTCCAATACTTTTTATTTTGTAAAGAACTAATAATTTGACTTCTGCAAAAGAAAGAGATATAATTAGGACACATAAATATTTTTGTTCCTTCACTCTGCTTACTCTTACCTCTATAGTATGAACCATTTTTAAAATAAAGTCAAGTTTTATTTTCAACAAAAGTTGATAAACTGCTATAATTCTCCAAATCATACTTACTTTATAAGAAAACTTGACTTTTGAATAAAACCATTGTATAACCATTATCACAAGAAATGTCAATAAAAAAAGTTGCAAATAAGATAAAAATAAAACCATTGTCAATAAATGATGCTCATGTAGGAAGACACTTTCCAACTCCAGAAATGAAATCATTTAAAGAAGCATGCACATTTCTATTGCCAAAGCCAACACAAGTGTATGAGGGAAAATTAGAGGTGTATTATGAATTTGGATTGTCATCTAAAAATGCAGATTGGGATAATTTTATAAAAATGTTTCAAGATTGTCTTGCCAATAAATTTGGATTCAATGATAGACAAATATATTTAGGAATTGTCAAAAAAGTTGATGTGAAAAAAGGAGAAGAGTATATAGTTTATGGTATAAAAAGTATTGAATAATAACATTATAAAAAGTTATCAACTTTTTATCAATTTTTGCTTGTTGCTTTTTTTATTTAAAAGAGTTTTAATTATAGTATGTGTAAGAAAGAAGAAAGAAAATTGAATATTTCCCAAAAGAATGTATTCAGCTTTCTTTCTTATACATTAGACGAAACAGCTCACCAGCAATGGTGGGCTTTTCTGTGTTTATTTTTATGAAATTTCAAGAACTAACTCCAAAATTTCAGAACACTTTGTTAGAACTTGGAAAAGCATACTTTGCTCTCAAGGGTGTTTCAAATCCAGATGAAGAAATAAAAAAATTTACTCAACAGGATTTGAAAAACTCTAGAAAATGGAGAGCTAAAATGTATTTCAGATTTATGAAAGGCATTGATAATCACAGAGAGAAATTAGGATTGTCTAGGTTATATAGCAAGATGTAGGTTTTATAAAAATAATTCTGCTGAAGTATAAATTTGAGAAGCAGAGCATAAACAAGGACATTGAGTGAGCACGCTAGGAATAGCTAGTCTGAATCCTACAATAAGACTATTCTCCTTGAATCCTTGACCAACTTATTCTGTTGGTTATAATCTCAAAGCCATATCCTGGGTTCTCACAGCTCAAAAATGTGAGGTGCCACAGAGGAAAAATAGTTTGGAAGGCATTAAACCTATTTATCAAAATAGAGAAGTGCCTTCCTACAAGAACCAAAAGGAAATTGTTATAATAATATAGTATTATATAGATATAACTTGATTTTATATAAACAAAGAAGTAAAATTAGTATATGGATCTTTTATAATTTATTTTTATTCTTACATGCATTGTAGAGTAGAAACAAGTTATTAAAACATTAAAATTAACACAACACAATAATATGATTTCAAAAAATATAAAAATAACATTTGAAGAGATTTACAATAATGAAGGACTTAGATCTGCAATGCTATTTTTGGAGAAGCAAGGAGTAGAGAAGGATGAAATTGTATCATTGTGTGAAGAATATAATGAAAAGAATTCTGATAATAAATCTTCTGGTGATAGTTTTTCTCCTGATGTTTCTTGTGAATGTGGCTCAATAAAATTACATCTGTGTAAAGAAAAGGAATGTTCTGATTTAGATAAAGAGTGTCTGGACAGATTGAATGGTGGATTTTCTGGAACAACCATGGGTGATTTATTCAATGAGTCCTATGGATCTACTCAAGAAATTCCATTGAGTGATGTTTCTTATTCAAAGTCTGTATCTCAAAAGAAACCTAATTTTATTAAAAGATTATTTGGATTTAAATGATGATAAGAACTTATAGCATAACTAAACAGAAAGATTCATTTGATATAATTTTATCAGCTGTGAATAAATTAGTAGATTTTGCCAAGCCAACTTATGGTCCTGCTAACAATAATATACTATTAAAGAGATTTGGAAAAGTTGTGGCTGTTGATGATGGTGCATTTATTTCTGAAGAGTTTTTTATTGACAATCCTGAAGAGCAGCAAGTAATAGATTTTGTTAGGAGTGCAAACAGAAGCACAAATGCTCTTGTTGGAGATGGAAACATCACAACTATGCTTATTTTACAAGGTATTTTACAAGAATATGATAATAGAAAGAATTCATTTTTTAATAATAAAACAAAAGATTTAGTTGAAGAAATAAAACAAGCATCCAAGGAAGCAGTTGAGCAATTGAAAAACTCTGCAAGACAAATTGATGCTCAAGAAAGTTTATATGATGTTGCAAAGATTTCATTCAACAATAGTGAAGTTGCCAAGATTGTTGCTGATATAGTTTACAAAATTGGGAAGGAAGGAGTGGTGTATATTGAAGAGTCTTCCTCTTCTTCTCTGTCTTATTCTGTGATGGCTGGAATTGAATTTGATAGAGGTTTTGTTTCTCATTATTTGTGCACTGATGATAACTCTGAGAAAGCTGAATTGTTCAATCCTGTCATTGTTGTGACTGATAAAAGATTGACAAGCATTGCAGAAGTAGCTCCACTGATAAAGAAAGCAATAGACAACCAAAGGAACATTGTATTTGTTTGTGACTCTATTGATGGTGAAGCACTTGAATTTATTGTAGAGAATAAGCAGAGAAGACTATTTGGAGATTATAAAGTTCTTGCTATTGAAGCACCAGAACTAGGAGAAAGGAAAATAGACTTCTTGAAAGATCTTTGTGTCATCACAGGAGCCAAATTGATAACACAAGAGAGAAAGATGACAGAAGTAAATGTGGAAGAATTTGGACAAGCTGAAAAAGTAGTTTCAATCTCAGACAAAACAACTATTGTAGGAGGTAAAGGAAACAAAGAGGATCTTGATAAAAGAGTTGAAGCACTCAAAGATAGAATGGAAGCAAGTGATAGCAGTTGGGAGATTGATAGATTGAAAAAGGAGATTGCATCTTTGACTGGTGGTATTGCTGTTATTCGTATTGGTGCTCCTACTGAAGCAGAAATGAAGAGTCTTGTTCCAAAAATTAGGAATTCTGTTAATTCTGCTCAAAGTGCATATAAGAAAGGAGTAATAAAAGGTGCTGCTCTCAGTATGTATGAATTGAACACTGGAAGTAAGTTGTTTGATAGAGTTTTGAAATATCCTCACAAAGTGCTTTTAGACAATTGTGAAGAGAAGTTAGTTGAATATGATATTGACACTGCTAAGAATTACACCACAGGACAAATAGGAGATTTCATTGTTGTTGGAGTTATAGATCCTGTTGATGTTGTTTCTACTGCAATTCAGAATGCTGTCTCTGTTGCTTTGCTTTTGATAAAAAATAAAGGTATAATTAATAGTAGTAATAAGCAATCATATGAGGGATGAGAATTGTGAAAAATGCAAGAGTTTGACTTCTGGAGCTTGCTTGAAGCATGATGAAGAAATCTTATCTCCATATACACCAGACAATATTAGAGATGATGATGAATAAAGGTCGTATTATAAATAATAACTTATAAAATAATGGACAAAAAACAATTACAAGAATTACTTAATGGATTGAATATGTTGAATGATAACTCTTGTCTTCCAAAAAACTTAGGAGGAGCAGAGAACAAACAATTCATATTCAATGATGAAGAAAAGAGAGCTGTTAGCAAATTGGTGTTTGCAGTTGAAGACTGCTTAGCAACCTTTGGACAAAAGTCAGCCAAAGAGATAATAGAAGAAGTTGAAGCAGAAAACAAAGAGGAAGAATATAGTGAAGATGAAGAAGTAAAAACATTATAAGTTAATCAAATAAATATTATGTGTAACAATTGTGGTGATAAAGAATATGGTTCATTAATTCCAGGAGCAAAAACAATTTCTCCAAGAGGACTTGGAATAGCTGGAGCTGATAAAGTTGATTCAGAGATAGGAGAAGAAATTACAAGATATGATAGATTGATTGTTCAATTATCTTCTGTGATAGACAGATTTGATAGTAAATTATCTCCAATTTTGAGTAATTCAAATGAGAGTGATTCAGGAAGACCAATCAAAGAAAGAAACTCAAAACTTGGACAAACATTACAAACATTCAATGAGTCATTTAATAGCAAGATAGATACATTGAATGATATAGCTGATAGGATTCAATTATAATTATGAAGCCACCAAAAAGAAAACCAAGACCAAGTTATTAGTATTTTGTTTTTTTGTTTGATTAACATTATGTCAAGAAATGGAACCAACAACAAAGGAGGAAGACCAAAAGGTGTAAAGACCAAGAGAGTTTTAGACAGACTCAAAGTTTTTGAACAACTCAAAGACAGAGGAGCAAAGATGGCTCAGTCTTTAATTGGATCTCAAGCACTTATTGCTCATGGAACTCATACACTAATGAGAATTGATGAGTCAGTTGAATACAGAGACACTGGCAAAACTGACAAGCAAGGTAATCCATCCAAAGCAAGATTTGTGACAAAGAAATATGAAGTTGTTACAAATCCAAAAGAGATTGAAAAAGTATTCAATAGTTTTCAAGATGTTGATGGCTCAGGTGTTGTTGATGACAAATATTATTTTGTTAC